GCCACCCGAACTCATTCTTGATCGCGGTGCCGTCCGCGGCAAACCGCGCAACAACCGCCTCGTACAGGACTTCCAAAGCAAGCTGGTCAGCCATTTCGGCCCCCCATCACTTGCTCGAATCTTGCCACCAGCACCACCCGAATGCGCTCATTCATCGAGTCCGGAACCCCACCAGTGGGTAGGATCTGACGAACGATACCGCCACGCGCAGTGCCGAGGTGATGCCTCGCGACGTGGCCCGTCAGTCGCACGAACACACGCGTGCCAATCGCTGCCACACGAAGCGCGCTCGCCGCCGTGCGAAGCGGTCGTCCGCCGTCTTTGCGCGGCCTCCACTTCTCCCCATCTGGAGACCTGCCAGCTTCGACTTGCTCGGCGAGATCTACCTCTACGACCTCTGCGACAGCGGGCGCGGACTCGCGCACGAACGAGCGCATCTCGCGAATCTTCGCGATGCGCTCGTCCAATGCTGCGAATGCTGCCTCGTTGCTCACGACGTCGTCCCTGTGCCATTCTCGTCTTCGCGCCGACCCGCGCCGCCCTGGACGTCAAATCCGACGTAGGGAGAGCGCTCGCTGTAGCAAAACGTGCCTCCCCTGGAGATCCCCGATGTCGTCGTGTCGGATCGCAGCGGCAAGTCGAACAGCCCCGTCTCGCTGTTCGCCGCTTCCGTGATCTCTTCGCGCGCTCGCGTCGACTCTTCGCGCATGTCGTCGAACTGTCGATCGTCTGGGTTCACTCCTCGCCGAATCATGACCTCGACCGTCACGATCGCCGTCACCCAGGCAAGCACCATCTCCGGATACGGAGAGCTGAACGGCACCGCGTAACGCTTTTTCAGGCGTCCGTCGATCCAGGCCGTCGCAGACTCGAGCCGCGAAAGCGTGAACCCTGGCTGCGCCAGCTCGACCGCGTCCACGTACTCCGACGGGATCAGTGCACGCGTCTTGAACTCCGCAACCGTGAGATATGCCATCGGCCACGCTCAGCTTCCCTTGCCCTTGAACAGCAAGTGCGGGAGACCCGCCGTGATCGCATTGCGCCCGTGAACGTGCCACTCGAGCTCGCGACGGCGGCTCAAATCCGCTTGCGTCACTGGACCGTACCAGTTGATCGAGAACGGTTCGCGATTCGAGTAGATGATCGCACCGACCTCACTCTGCGAGATCTGCTCGCATCCAATGAAGAAGCTTGTGTCGCTCTCGAACCCCGCGAGCTCCTCCACACGCGTGGGCATCATGTAGCCCAGCGCCGTGATGAGCGCTTCCGCATCGGCGCTACCGCCACCGGACGACGCTGCCTGCGCGATGAACTTCGCGTTGGTCAGCTGAACAGCGCGCGGGTACAGACGAGGCGGAACGAGCAGCGAGGTCGGACGAAGATACCGCGGATCGACGCCGTTGGGCATCTTGATCGTCGCGATGTACCCCATGATCTTCGCGAGGTTCTGCAACGCCACATCGACCGTGACAGACTCGTCGATCGGGCACGCTCCCGGATACGATCCAGATGCGGCTCCGGTGAAGACGTTGTTGAACGTCCCGAGCGACACCTTGCTGACGTTGTATGGGTGAGAAGACCCGAAAAACGCGATGTTGTCGTAGGCGGTGAAGCCTCCGTTCGCAGCCGTGAGGTGCGCGGTTTTCAAAAACTCCGATGCCTTTTTCTGCGGCCAATAGGCCATGTACGCGCCAATGTCTCCGGCCCACGCGCTCGCGAGATCCAGCCCACCACCATCGGTGTCAGTAAGCTGGTTGTAGCTCACGCGGAATCCCGATCCGGCATCCCGGTGCTCGTACTCGGTTTGCGCCGACACGAGGTCGTCGAAGCGCATGTTCCCGCCGTCCTTGCCCATGTCGTGGATCATGGCGGTCGAGAGAAGCCACGTGAGGATCTCTCGCTTGGACTTCGAGCTGTCGTCGATCTTGACGACCTTCCGGTACCACATATCCGCGGATACCATGCGCATGTATTCGCGCTCGACCTTCTGTCGCAAGCGCGACTCGAGGGTCATCACGAACGAGGGGGTGATTGCTCCCATGATCCTTCTCTCCTTCTCAGCCCGTCAAAAGATCAGGGGCTCACGTACGCGTTCGCGTACCACAGATCATCCTTGTGGACGCACTTTACAAGGTGTCGTTTCGACGCAGTCAGCGCCGTGGTGAGGTTCACTGGGCCTGTCGCATCGCGATATTGGACCGTGTGGCCGTTCTTGGTGCCGTCAGCAACGAACGTGATCTCAGTGCCCTCAACAGCCACCGCTGGCAGCGTAACCGTCGAAGCCGCACCCGTCGTCGGAATGTCGACCACGGCCCCCGAGGGTGGATTCGCCGGAATCACGAGGTCGTTCGAGGCGAACGCCCCGAACGAAGCCGTCTCAAGCGCTGCGCCAGGCGGCGTCGAAAGCTTTTCGACCAGCACCCCATAGGTCGCGCTGACCGACCAAACGCGCCCCGCTACACAGCCGTCCGCTGGGTCTGCGCTCACCGTTTGATCGTCCTCGAAGTAGCACAGACCTCCGATGGCCGAAACAGCGGTGGCCGCAGAGTTGGCCCACCATTCGAGCCATAGCTCCCTCACGAGATTCACGGTCACCGCAGCGTCGGCTGCGCTCGCGTCGATCGTCTCGTGAAAGACGCCGATGTGGCGCAGATCCGCGCCACCAGCCGGCCCGTCATCGGCCGGCTCGACTTTGCCCGTCGACAGACGGAGGCACGCGGCCCCGCCCTTATAAGCGATCTTGCCCGACGCGAGCGTGAATGATTGGCGCGTCCAGTTTTCCTCGGTGCGCGCGCGTGATGCTGATAGAGCCGTCATTTCGATTTGCCTCCGATAAGAGCCCGCCTAGGCTCACTTGCCAGCGAGTGCCTTGAGCTTCTCGCGCGCGACCTCCGGAGAGACCGGGTTGAAAACCGATTCGTGATCCGAATGAGCGACAGCTTCGACGGCGGGCCGAACCCCAAACGCTTCGTCGATACGGCTGTCGCCGCTTGGCGCAGCTCCGGCCGGAGCGTCACCCTGGCCTTGCCCGCGCGTGCCGACCGCCGAAGCACTCGCCGCATGGGCGGGCGCCGTGGGCTTCGGAATCGCCGAGACGATCGCCTTCACCTCCGCGAGCGGCTTCGTCTGCAAGACCTTCACCAGATCCTTACCCAGGTCAGGGCGCGAAGCCAGGAACGTTTGGCGCTCCAACGATTCGTTCCGCTCCTCGAGAGCACGCACGGACTTCGAGAGTCGCGACACCGTCGCGCCGAGCTCGGCGGCAGTCGACACAGACGAGGTCGAGCTCGATGACGGCTCATCTTCTTTGCCGTCGTCGTCATCGCTCGGCGAGTCGCCCTCAGAACTGGCGCCCTCGCCTTCGTCGTCGCCTTCCTTGTCGTCTTCGCCGTCCATCGCAGCAAGCGCCTTCTTGGCTTTCTCGGCTTCGTCGCCCTCACCCTTTGCGGCCTCTTCTAGGGCCGAGCGGGCTTCTTCGTATTTGGTGCCCATAGTGCTCTCTCCAGCGGGCTGCGAAAGCTCTGCCAGCAGCCCATCAAACGTTCCTACCCGATCGACCAAACCCTTTGACGCCGCAGATTTCGCGACGAAAACGGCCGCGTCCAGCGCTGCCACATCGTCAGCCGACATCCCCCTGGACTCTGCCACCAGAGAGAAAAACAGCACAGCGAGGTCGTCAACGATGCCCTGAGCAGCGCTCAGTTCAGCCTCCGACGTCGCGAGATGCGGATGACCATCAGCCTTGCGACGACCAGAGGTAACGAACGACCAGGACGTACCCCACTGCTCGTCGGACTTCGTGACGTCGATGCGCGTCGCGATTACGCCAATCGACCCCACGATCGCGGACTCCGACGCAACGATCTCCTCGGCGGCACACGCCAGTGCGTATGCCGCCGAGCAGGCCTGTCCATCGACGAACGAAACCACGCGCTTGCCGGATGCGCGCGCCATCTCGCGCATCGCACGAGCCGTCTCAAAGCAGCCAGCGGTGTCGCCGCCCGGCGAGCTCACGCGCAGCACGACCCCGACCGTCGCGCGCTCGAGAGCATCCGCGAACCGCGCGCGGATCGCTCCATAGCTGTCGCACCACCAGTCACCGCGGTGAGCGAGCGGCCCGTCGATGTCGACCACGACCACGCCCTCGCATTCCTCGTTTTCGCGAGCCTCGGGCTCCGTGTACCAGAGAAGAAACGCTTGGGGGTCGATCGCCAAAATCCCCTGGCGGTCGAAGCGGCGACGGCGATCGTCAACGGTCACTGCGGTCCCCCTTCGACGAGTCGAAGCGTAGGCTTCTCCTCCGGAGTGCCATCACCATCAGCATCACCCGCGATCGGAACGCCAAAACGGGCGCACAGGGCATCGACATCAGGCGTGCGTCCGAAGCGAGATAGCGTGTCGGTGAGCTGCGAAATGCCCTGAGCGAAGCTCACCATCGTCGTTGCTTCCGCGTTTCTGTCTTTCGGCGGGGTAACGTCCCATTCGACGATCGGAGACTCTGGGAGCAGCTCAACACCCCAGCGAGCAGCAACATACGGCGGGATCCCCTGCGTATTGATCGTGAACGCGAGCGCGTCTGCAGTTGCCTTGATCAAGTCCGCGCGAATCGACTTGTGGATGTCGGCGTTCGCGAACCCAGTCCCACCATCGGTCGTGACTGTCTGGCCCGCCACAGCGATCACGAACTCGTTGTTCTGCTCGGCGATCGTCTTGTTGAATGACTCCCACCCACGACCGTTCGACTCGAGCAACTTGACCTCGTATCCAGGTCTCATACCGAACACGGTATTGACCCCCCAGGCCATCACCTGTCGAAACCACGACTGCGCCTGCTCCTCGGCCGCGCCTTGCGGAGCCGTCGCCACGCGCGCTGGATTAGCCAGGATCGCCTCCCAGTTGTCGCGATGCAGGAGCGCGTGTTCTTTGCGGATGTACGCGCGCCCAATCGCTCGCCACAGACCGTGCTGCCACGGGGACTGGCGACCCCCAGGGGTGTGCAGAATCCATCGCCCGTCCCCAGGCACGATGGGGATCAGCCCCGCGATCGAGCGAAAATACCAGCGGTTCTCGCTCCATCGGTAGTGAAGAAACTCTGGGTCAAGCCTGACGAGTACCGGATAATCGCGACCAACCACCGGCACCATTTCACCGACGGCCACACCCAGCGTCTCGCCGTCGGCGGCAAGCAGCGCAAGCTCAGCCGGTGGAAACATCTCGTCGAACACGCTCCGCGCTTCGGCGATGCCAACCTGCAGTGCAGTGATCACCTCGGCGTTGCCACGGAACTTTTTCGGCAGCCTGACCATGCCCGCCGTGCGCGTAGACAGCACGCCAGAGAGCACACCATCCTTGCGCGCGGAGCGCATTAGCCGCGCTGCGATGGACAGATCTCCTCGGTCCGCGGCAATCTCCGCGGCCTCGAGATCGTCCATGTACCAGCGCGTCTGAGACTGGGCCTGCGGTTGCAGCTGCCCGCCCATCGACTCGCGGATCGACCGGACGTTGTCACTGCCTAGGTCAGACGCACCTGGCTGGCGCGGCAAAGCCTGGTAGGCTGAGACGCCAAGCAGCGACATGATCCACGGAACGAAACCCGGCACGTGCTGCTAGCGGTAACATGTTGCGCAGCAGGATTCGACGTGCGGATGTTGCTAGGCGCGCAAAACCCGTGGAAACAGGTTGCGCTAAGCTCGTCGGTTGTTCAGTCCGAGTACCCGGCGAACCATCGCCGAGAATGGCTCGCCAGGCATCCTGAGCTGTTCGGCGAGCGCCAGCTCCATCCGCGAGAACGTCAGCGTTTTCACGTGGCAGCGCGTTTCCCCGTCGATCGCCGACGGGGTTCTGCCGGCCCCAGCGCGGCGCCCACCGTGCTGGGCAGCGTCATTCTTGCGCATCTTGGTCATCTAATACTCCCCTGCGCACAGCGTTTGATGTCGGCGAGCGCGACTTCGTCGTCGGCGTAGAAGTTGGGCACGGTGCCGGTTGAGCGACCGTAGATGAGCGCGCCGGCGGTTGCCGGGCCGTACTTTGCTTCGAGCGCAGCGCCAGCCTCGCCTGCGAGCACGATCGCCCACCCGGCTCGGCAGTGCTTGGTCCCGCAATGCCAGCTCGACATCTGGAGAAGCTCGCCTTCAGGCCCGACGGCCTCGGCGACGCGTTGATGCAGATGTTCGACGTACGGCACGTCGTCGTCGAAAATGGCGCCTGCGAGGTTGGCGCCCGTGAGGTTGGCGTCAGCGAGGTTGACGTCGCGCAGGTTGACGTCGCGCAGGTTGGCGCCCGCGAGGTCTGCACGGAAGAGGTTGGCGCAGAAGAGGTTGGCGTCGCTCAGGTTGGCTCCGCGCAGGTTGGCGTTCACTAGGTTGGCACCCTCGAGGTTGGCGCGGA